TGCTTGAGCTAAACAGACAAAAATACCAGGAGAATCCCCTACGCCAGAAGCTTTTAGATACTGGTGAGGCTTATCTAGAAGCAACAAACCATTGGAATGATACCTTTTGGGGAGTATGTAATAATAAAGGTCGTAACGAACTAGGTAAGGTGCTAATGCTCGTACGTCAACAATTTATGAGATAAATAATAAAATATGCATCCTTGGTGAAATAGTATCTCACCTGCTCGACACGCAGGAGTCAGAGGGGCGGAACCTCTAGGATGTACCATAATAATGCCCTTATGGCGAAATTAGGTAGACGCAGGACACTTAAAATGTTCCGAGTTTCACTCGTGCCGGTTCGAGTCCGGCTAAGGGTACCAAAAATAACAGTTGCACTTATCGTGAAACTATACTATAAGAATGTATAGGATGAAGAAAAAGGGAAATGTTATGGCTGCTCTTCGTTGGATTTTCCAATATCTGACGATATTGATTCCTATGATACGGAATATGCATGTTGGAATTTTGGACTGCCATACGGTTTAATGAGAAGGAAGCAGCATGATTACTGGTTTTTTTTGTAGGTCTGTTAATTTCAGGTTTGTTTATTTTATTCAATAATAGCACTGCGCGGCCGGACCAACCTGTTAGTGTTCAGATTATACGAGCGGTTGCAACCCTTGTAGGACTAACTATGGTTACATGTTCTACCTGTACTCTGATTGGCGGCCTACTCTCATGAAATTCGTTAGAGAATTTCTCGTTTCGAAGTCAAACCCGTATCTTATTGATACTGAGGGTTGCGCGACTGATTTAGGTACGTTTAAGCGTTCTGCTATTGTTGTACCTGTGTTTATTGGTTTAGTAGTAAATACGATAGTAGAAGTTTTTATTGTATTACCTATTTTGTTTATTTTTATTCTTATCTTTTCTATTTTAAAAGCATGTCTTAACTCTTTTCAAATGGTAGTTAATGATTTGATTTGTATCTTTAGTGAATTGTTTACTGATACTAAAGCGACGCTAAGGGTTATTAAAGGTACTCACGGTATAAAATAATAGTGGACTTTAAAGCAAAAGGGTATTATAAATAAGATATCAGTTGATGACGTAGACTGAAAAACGTAAAGGACCCGGGGGCAGTACCCGGCGTCTCCACCAACAATATTGATGCTCCTGGAAGTTGAGCATACCTCGATGGAAACGGATAAACATCAATATTGTTGATGGGGACGAAATAGGATCGACTTGCGTGTAATAGGAAAACCGAGACAGATTGACTAGCAAAGTGCTAAACAACGTAAATGCAGCAAACGATAATGCTCCTATGGAAATGCGCCTAGCGGCCTAATTCCGATGCGTCCGAGGGTACGTGGAAACAGAAACCCTCACTTTTATATTATGAGGTCTTATATGATGCCCCACAAAGAACAGCTTTCAGCCGCTATCCTCGCATTGAAGAAGCCGATTGAAGAAATTCTTGAAACTAAAAAAAGAGATTGCTCAGTTCATCAAACTAGCTAAGAGCCTTTTTAATTATAATGGAATAAGTGATGATTGATACAACAGAGAAAAACTACTACGCGTACTTTTTCACACGTCAGGATATCTTTCCTGAATATCAGCTAGTACAAACTGCACACGCAGCCCTGAAAATGGGCTACCGCGCAGCTAGCAACTGGGGAAAAAATGCAGAAGACACTCTGCATTTTTATCAGATCAAGGATTTCAATCCTGATAAGACGTACTTTACTTGTATAGGTGTACGTGATACTCAGGCTCTTTATGCTGTTGTCGATATTTTAACAGAGTTCGGTTTTAAGTTTGAAGTATTCTATGAACCGGACATTAATAAAATTACTTCTATCGCTGTCTATCCAATCCACGAAGATCATAAGGGCATTCTAGCTGCTTTCAATCTTCTGAGATTTGGAAGTAGAGTTTAGAGTGCAGAACAAATATTTAAACTCGTTGAAAAATATAAGAAAACAGTTGCACTTTAACACATAAGATACTATATTAAGGATATTAAATATGACGACTAAAGTAACTATTGATGCTCACGCCGGCTGGCCAGTAACCAGGTAGTAAAACTTATTGGTGAGCCTACAAGTGAAAAACGGGCGGAAGTTAGTATCGTACCAGCAAATACAGTACAAGACTTCTATATCCATTCTGGTATGACTATTTTAAGTATCGCAGAAATGGAGAAATGTATAAATAGTAAAGAGATTTAGGTTGTATTCAGTATAAAACATTTTACATAAAAGAGACTGACCCGTTCAATTCAGGTGAAGCGTTGGGTGGTCCCGGGTAAGTCGCAAGCAACCTGTTGATTTTGAATTAAGGATATCTGCAGCATAAGCAGTAAGCAGTAAGCAGTAAGTTGTGGTGTTAAAATCCCACCATCCCACCATCCCAAAATGGGATGTAGCTCAGTTGTAGAGCAACAAAAACGTTTATCCTGTTGATATAAAATTGGGTTAAATACAGCACATAATAATAATTGGTTCAATCCCAACCTTTCAATTCTTTTGATTGGTAGCCCATTGTGGGCACTTAACCCGTATAATATGGAGAATAAAAATGACATATAGAAACGCAGTTCTAAACACTCCAGTTAAAACACGTACTGAAAACGGCATGCGTACACTTGAGTCTTCACTATCACATACTACTGACCTATTCTTTAAGATGGGTGCGTCTCGTGGCAAGTGCATTACTCCTGAGTTCGAGAGAGCGTATCAGGAAGACCGTGAAATGGCGCTTCGTGTCATTCAGTGGGGTCGCGACGTTCGCGGCGGTGCCGGTGAGCGTAACCTTTACCGTCAGGTACTGCAGTTCCTTGAAAAGAACTACAAGGATGATCTGCTTAACACTCGCATTCTAGAGAACACAGTTGAGATTGGTCGTTTCGATGACCTTCTTGTCTTCTCTGATGCAGACGTTAAAGCTAAGGCTTTTGGTCTTATTCGTGAAGCTCTAGATGCTGGAAACGGCCTAGCTGCTAAGTGGATGCCTCGTAAGGGTCCACTCGCTGTAGAACTACGTAACACTTTCGGATGGTCGCCAAAGTTCTACCGTAAGCGTCTTGTTGAACTAACTAAGGTTGTTGAACAGAAGATGTGTGCTAAGAAATGGGATGAGATTAACTTCAGCCACGTTCCTTCACTGGCTATGTCACGTTACTCTAAGGCGTTCTACAAGAACGCCAAGGAAGCTTTCACGAGTTACAAGAAAGCTCTGAAGTCTGGTGATCCAGAAGTCAAGGTTAACGCTAGTGCTGTATATCCATACGACATCATTCAGAACGTTCGTTATGGTGACTCCGGTCTAGCAGACGAACAGTGGAAAGCTCTACCTAACTACATGGGGGATTCCAAGGTTCTTCCGCTTGTGGACGTTTCGAGTTCTATGAATGTGCTGGTTGGTGATTCTAATAATAAAATAACATGTATGGACGTTGCGATCTCGCTAGGTCTTTACTGTTCAGATAAGAACACTGGTACGTTCAAGGACATGTTTCTAACGTTCTCGTCTTCACCAAAATTTGAAACTGTAACTGGTACGCTTTCTCAGAAGGTACGCCAGATGTCAAGTGCACATTGGGAAATGACTACTAACCTACACGCCGCTTTCGATGAAATCCTCCGTGTAGCTGTTTATAACAAGGTTCCTGCGGAAGATATGCCTGAGGCTGTACTGATCCTATCTGACATGCAGTTCGACTCCTGCGTAGGTTATGACGATACGGCTTTTGAGATGATCCACCGTAAGTATGCGGATGCTGGCTACAAAAAGCCAGCAGTTGTATACTGGAATCTTCATGCAAGCACAGGTTCACCAGTTCGTTTCGACAAAAAGGGTACCGCGCTGGTTTCTGGTTTCTCACCTTCAATCATGAAGAATGTTCTTGAAGCAGACTTCGATGCCATGTCTCCTGAGGTAATTATGCGCAAAGCTGTCATGGGAGACCGTTACAGACTATAAAGAAGAAGGGGGCTGCTCGGTGGCACCCTTCTTTCGTTTTACAAAGGAAAATACAATGAAGAAACTTCTATATGTATTAGCTTTAGTTGGTATGGTTACAACCGCACCTGCTCTTGCGAACGACGATAAAAGATATTCACATCAAACTGAAAATCGCTACGAGCGATATGATGGGCGATATAAACATGATCGTCATGATAATCACAGACGCTATGAGAAACATGATCGTAACGATCATCGACATAGACATAGCAATAACGGTCGAATTGTATTCAGTGCAATCATTGGCTCAATTCTCGGAAGTCATTATGCTTCACGGGACTACCGAGACTATAGAGACTATAGTTATTACAACAGAAGCGTTTATCCAGAGCGTCGATGCTTTGAATATCTCGTTGTAGACCCATACGGCAGGGTCGTTTCTCGCTTCGATTGTCGTTAATTCTACTATTATAAGTAAACCAATGGCGTTGGGCTTTAAAAACCTAACGTCATTTTTTGTTCTTACAAATGTATCCAGAATGGCCACGTTACGCTCCTTATTGTAAGAAGGAGCGATAGATAGATTTGATCTAATTAATTCATTGTTCTCTATCTTTTCGAATAAAGTTAACATAACAATAATAAAACAGTTGATTTTATTGGATAATGTCGTTATATTAAAGAGAATAAACAATGAGTTATAGAATAAAACATGTCGGTATCGCTTTCCTCGGATTAGCATTAATTGCCGCAGCACCACTACAACAAATGGCAGAAATTACAGTTGTAGAAAAAACCGTTCCGATAGTATTTGTAGCGGAAGATGTGGTACAAGAAGTACCTGAAGTAGAAGAAGTAATAGTTCCAGAATTAAGCGCGCAGGATGAAAAACAGATCCAGTGCCTCGCGGAAAATGCTTATTATGAAGCCCGCGGTGAAGGAAGACAGGGACAGATTGCTGTAACAAACGTAGTTATGAATCGTGTGGAAGACCGTAGATGGCCTGGAACTGCATGCGGGGTTGTTAAGCAAAGATCAGGAAGAGGTTGTCAGTTCTCTTGGGTATGCAAAGGTAATCGATCAATTCGAAATATCGCGCTCTTTGAAAGAGTATATGCAATTGCTGAAGATGTATACAATGACGAAATTGGTGATAACACAGGTGGTGCGAAGTTCTTTCACTCTACACACGCGAGACCGAGTTGGTCAAGATCTTTCAAAAGAACTAAGAAAATTGGAAGCCATATATTTTATAGAGGATAAATTAATGAGTACAGTAAAGATCGCAAAGATGCTAGACTCTGATAAGTTCTACAGAGATGTGGATAACATTGTTGCAGACAACAATCTTTCTTATATAGACGCGGTTGTTTACTATTGTGAGAAAAACGATATTGAAATTGAAGTTGCAGCTTCACTGGTGAAGGGCAACTTCAGAATTAAGTCAGCAGTACAGTCCGAGGGTGAAGACCTTAACATCCTTCCTCGGACTGCTAAGCTACCAGTATGAATCCATTTCAGGCCTATAAGTTATACTTGGGTATTAAGATGCACTTTACTACCCCAAGCTATGACTTTATCAAATATAATGGGAAATCAAATGCAACAATTCAGACATTCGAACGACGACGCGACAAATGGCATTTCGCTAAACTTGGAAAACATAAAGACCCCATGGGATATCTCGTGGCCTTGTACTCATCCGGCGTCGATATTAAGTGGGGTGGGGACCTCTTCATT